ACTAGGCGGCCAAAACACGGTAAGCGTATATTGTGCCGACGATTTCTATTTACTGGCTCAAACAGCGTTAGCCGAATTTAACGTATCCGAGGAACTATCGAGCGCCCGCCTGTCTGCCGTGCTGGACTTGCCGGAAGTGGCGTATCCGGCTTTATCGCGTGACATTGAAACAGGTACCCAAACATTAGGCGGGGCAGCTGCCTACACGGTTGCCGAAGGCACGAACGTAAAAGCGTACATAGACCAAATACAGCAAGCCGAACAGGGCCGTATTTTTATGTCGCGAACAGGTGACATAACTAGCCAACCGCGAATAGGTAATACCATTTCGGGTAGCGTCGCAGACTTTCACGACGACGGAACCAATATTCCTTACAACTCTTTAGGCATTATTTACAACGCCGACGTAATCGTAAACAGGGCCAGTATTCAACACTTAGGCGCCACAAGCCCACAAGTAGCCGACGACGCAGCAAGCCAGGCTAAATACCTAATCCAAAACACAAGCATTACAAACAGCCTGTTACATAACGACGCCAGCGCTTTAACCTTGGCAGAATACCTAATCTTTGGGGAACCAGTCGCCACGTTTAACGCTGTGCAAACCGATTACCTAATGCTTACAACACCCCAACGCGAAACCCTGGCGCTAGTGGATATTGGCGACACAATAACAATTACTAACACTATTGCGGGCGGCGAAGTAGCCCAAGAACTATCGGTAGAGGGCATAGAAATTACGGTAAACGTAAATAACGGGCACCGCGTTACGTTCTTTACCGCTAACACGGTAATTGTCTACCAGTTGATTTTAAACGATTTAATATATGGCACACTTGACGAAGGAAATGTCTTAGGATAGGGGCACTATGGGAGCAAACGCAGTAACAACAGTTCCAGTCTATGTTGCAGCCGAAGTTTTGACTGCAGCCGATTTAAATATTACAAACTCTGGCGTACCAGTTTTTGCAACGACTGTTACCCGTGATGCGGCTTTTGGGGGTGCAGGTGAAAAGACGCTCGCAGAGGGGCAATTTTGCTATCTTGAAAGTACGGGAAAACTACAGTTTTACACTGGAAGCGCATGGTCTAATGTGGGAAGTCAAAGAAATATAACAGTCTTTACGGCTAGCGGTACTTTTACGCCTGCAACTGGCGTAACTTATGCAATTGCGTACATTACGGGCGGCGGCGGCGGCGGCGGCAAATTGTCTGCAGGCGTCGGCGGCAATAGTTCCGTAGCGTTTGCAGCCGGTACCGTAACGGCTACAGGCGGCGGCGCGATAAATCATAACGACGCAACGATTTTGTATACCTATGCTGGCGCAGCAAATAGCGGTTACGGCGCAGGTTTTGCTAATGCCGACGGTTCAGGTAATTTTAGTTCATCAGGTAACGCAGGTAACGGCGCAATTATTGTCGCTGGCGGAACCGTAACGCCTGCAGTAGGAATAACGGTTACTGTTGGCGCTGGCGGCGTAGCAGGTACTAGCGGTTCGGCCGGCGGCACAGGTTACGTTTATATCGAATACTACGTTTAAGGACTAAACAAAATGGCAACATACGCACAAGTAGAAAACGACATAGTAATAAACGTTGTAGTAGCCGACGCGGCATGGATAGCCGAACAGCCTGGCGAATGGATTGAATACACCGACGCCAACCCTTGCGCTATTGGTTGGACAGTTACAGACGGCGTTTGCGACATACCACCACCGCCGCCAGTCGAGTAATGCAAGCGTTATGGGTTGCGTTAGTGGCAGGCGGTTTTACTGTTTTAGTAGCCATAATTAACCGCGCCGACAAAACAAGCCAAAAAGACCACGCCGAAACATACAAAGCATTAGGCCGCATAGAACAAAAAATAGACGGGCACGTAACAAACCATGAAAAACCTTAAAGCGCTTTTATCAAGTTACGGGCGGTCAGTTATCGCCGCCGTGTTAGCGGTCTATATGACCGGCAACACCGAACCAGGCGACTTAGGTAAAGCCGCTGTAGCTGCATTGTTACCGCCGCTTATGCGTTGGGCTAACCCAAGCGATAAAGCGTTTGGCCGTGGCAGTACCAATAATTAAAAAACTTGTTTTACCTGCCACGTTGGGGCACGTAAACCCAGGCGAACTACCCGCCAATATGCTTGTAGATATTAAGCCGTTTGGAAAACTGCACCCGCGCGCCGCCAACGCTTACAACGCAATTAGGGCCGCCGCGTTTGCTGCAGGTATAAAACAATTTAAACCTATTTCGCAAGGTGATACGTACCGGTCATTAGCGCAACAAACCGCAGGATTTTTACAGCGCTACACGTTGCAACCTATTGAAGGCGCGTCGACCCGCACGTGGCAAGGCCGCAAATATTATTTACGCCCAGGCAACGCGCCACTAGCAGCGCCAGGAAGTAGCCGCCATAACTTAGGTTTAGCCGTTGACTACGCAAACATGGCGGGCGATACGTGGGCGTTTATGTGCGAACAAGGCCCGCTATATGGTTGGTCATTAGAGGTCATGCCACAAGAGCCGTGGCATTGGTTTTATTACCCAGGCGACAAAACCCCCGAACCTGTAAGCCTGTACCTACAAGGGCTTAGGCCAGTATCACCAACTAGCGCCTAGGCGTCTACTACGGTTTTAAGACCGACGAAAAAGGGGTATTGCATGAACTTTCTAATAGCCAAAATCTTTATGGCTGTCACTATAAGCATGGCGGGGCTTGCGTACGCCTACGACGCTTACAACGCGCCTAGCGCCCTGCCTGTAACGCCCCCCGTTACGGTCAGTTTGGCACCTATGGCAACTTCGACTACTACAACGGCAGTGCCGTTAACAGACTGCCAATATGCGTTACAACTAGCCCAACAAGCGGGCTGGCCATTAACCGAAATGGGCACGGTAGCGCGCATTATTTACCGTGAAAGCGGCTGTAAAGCGGACGCCTACAACGGTAAAGACACGGCAGGCGGCAGTTACGGCCTATACCAAATTAACGGCTACTGGTGCCGGCCTAACAAGTATTGGCCTATTGGCTGGTTACAAGCCCAGGGCATACTAAAAACCTGTACCGACCTATTCGACCCCGTAGTAAACACAAACAGCGCTATAGCCATATGGCATAATTCGGGGTACGGCCCGTGGGCGTTGCCTAACCCATGACCGATTACCCGATACCCGACCCAGGCCTAACAGAAAGTACCCGACAAATGTATAGCGACAAATACGCCGAAACCTTTAAACATTTTGTAGACGAAGTGTTTAGACCTAGCCACGTACCAGCACCTAAGCCGGTAGACCACTCGATATTGCTAGACGAACTAGACATATTGCGCGAAAAGTATTTAGCCGGCACACCAAGTGACGAACACAAATTCGCCGCCGCAGTAATTACTTCCGCTATGGCTGTAATTATCGGCATATAAAAGTTATGGCACAAATTGACGAACGGGTAACAATTTGTTTAAACAGTCAAGACCGCGCGGAAGTAAATTATTTGTATCGAGAGCTAGAAACACAAACAAAACACTTACAAGCCCGCGACACGTTTACGCACACGTACACCCTTAAAGCGTCGTTTACTGGTTTAGTAGCCGAATACGCTTTTGCTAAATGGTTTGGCTATGACTACGTAATAAAACCGTATGACCCTTTAAATGATGACGTACTGGGCTATCAAATTAAAGCAACTGAACGTTACGACGGTTGCCTAATTAAACAGCCGCATAATCCAAGCGGCATATACATTTTGGGCATAGTTTTAAACAATTACAGCAAAGTCAGTTTTAGAGGCTGGAAAGATAGCAGCGAAATACAGCGCGCTTGCTACTGGCGGGCCGACGTGCCTAAACCTGGCTATTTTGTGCCCCAAGCTGCACTATGGCCGCTATCGGACTTACCGGAAACTATCGAGCTGCAAACTCACCGTACTACAGGCTTGTGGTAGCGTGACAGATAAGTAAGTAAACCCGACTAATAGAAAGATACCCGACATGACCGAAAAAGTGGAAACACCGAATACCCAACTACAAAAAGTTACGTTGCTAGTTGCTATGCACGATTACGAAGCCGACCAGTTAGACGCTGGCGAATGGTTGCTAAATGTGCTTTACGCTTGCGCCGAACAAAAAACAACTGGCTACTACGGCGCAAAACATATAGCAAAAGTTATGCAAGTGTTAAGCGTAGAAAATTGTGAAGTAGTGGTATCTAATGGCCTTTAACCTAGACAACTACGTAGACGTTCCAACACGTTTAGCGGAAGCAATAAAGCGTTGGCCTGATTTACGCATACAAGAAACCGATAACCAAGTAATAACAATGCCGGACGGCTCGACGTTTATTCGTTGCACAGTTACCGTTTGGCGCGACGTAGCGGACCCAATACCAGTTATAGCGTCGGCAGCCGAACCGTTCCCAGGCAACACGCCTTACACGAAGCGAAGCGAATACATGGTAGGTATGACGTCGGCATTAGGGCGCGCGTTGGGTTACATGGGTTGCGGCGTGTCTAAGTCAATAGCAAGCCGTAACGAAGTTGAAGCGCGACTAACCGGTAGCGACGCAACCATAACGCCAATGCGTACACCTAAAGAAGGCAGCGTCCATGCCAGTAGCAAGCAACTTTATATGATTAAAGCGCTTGCTAAAGGTAAAGGGTTAGACGACCTAGCGGCGCTTGAAGCCTTGCAACTATTGTTAGACGCCGACGACGTAATACTAGAAACCTTAACAATGGCCCAGGCGTCAAAAGTAATAGAGGCATGGAAACAATGAATAACTCAAACGAACAATACAACCGGTTACACGACCATATGTCGGCAATAGCGCGCGAACGCGACTACGCAAACCACCAATTAGACGCCATAAAGCGTTTACTAGACGAAACCACTAAAGAGCTGCAACAAGCGCAAGACGAACTAACGCTGGCTATTGAGGCTTTAGTACGCGCGCGAGGCGATAAACCGTGAACCGTACAGCCTGGTTAGCAGTTGCCTTTATGGTGCTATGTGCCGTGCTATTGTCGCGCACCGATTAGATACAGAACTTACAACTGGCTAGTAGCAATAGACCGTACGCCGTTCGCAGGGCGCGGGGTTAATCCATGGGAACATGGTTAGACCAGCGCGCGTTAAAGCTGCAAGACGAAAGCAATAACGCTAAGCGTTGGGGCGGCCTGTAAACATAACCAGGCGTAATGCAAGGTAGACGGATTGAGGCAGCCCGTCGGGTAGAGCATTACATTATTAGGCTTTAAGAACAGCAAGAAACATACTGATAACAAACCGACACAAAAGGACTAGCCCGACATGAAACGACACCGGCACAAACCGAGGGCAAGCGCGCCAGCGCGCGCCAGTTGGGTAAGGTCATAACGTGGCAGCACATAACGGCAACGCAACCTACCTAGCAAACCGTAA